CTTAAAGACACATCCATAGAACTAGACCCACAAATCATTGAAAACAATGTATCCATAGTATCCGAATTCTACAAATCAATCCAGTCTGAAATTCAACTAAAGGTAAACGAAAAATATGCATCACCTATCAATGGTTTCATCCCTATTAACTTGGGTGTGACCATGGACGGTATAGGTGGTATTAAAATCTTTAATGAATTAAACGTATCATCTCGATTTTTACCACCACGATACCCTGAAAATTTGCACTTTATAATTAAAGGTGTACACCATAAATTATCCAACAGCGACTGGGAGACATCAGTAGAAACAGTATCTATTGCTAATTCAGATACCGGTGGTAAGCCTGATGTTCCGTATAAAACATTACATGATGAGATCTTAAAAATACTTGGTGAAACTAATGTGCAAGTAACATCTGCACTCCCCACAACTGGTGGTACATCATCACCAAGAACTACACCACGAGGGCTACGTATATTTTCCCCATTTAGCCCAAGTCGTACTATAAAAGGCAAAACCAGCCCACATAGAGGAGCAGATGTCGTGGCAACAACGGGTACACCTGTTGCATATAATGCTACAGGTAAAGTAATTGAGATATATACAGGATGTCAGGCAACTGGTCCAAATCGATTAGCTTGTGGTGGAGGATTTGGTAACAACGTCCTAATCCAAAATCAAGACGGATCCACTATACGATTAGCTCACTTAAGTAAAGTAAATGTAAAGAAAAATCAAAGTGTAAGCGCTGCTACCACAATTGGATTAACGGGTAACACAGGACATTCATATGGAGCCCATCTCCACGTTGAATATATCCCACCAGGTTCAACAAAACAGGTAGACCCTGCTCCATACTTGGATAAGTATATTTCACTGCTAAAATAATTAACTAAACATGTACTTACCACAATCCCAATACAAAGCAAACCTATTCACTAATGGTGGCGAATTTACAATAGCCACCACCGGTGAAATATATTCAGGTTACTATTTCGAAACATACCGTAACGAAAGATACACCGGTAAATCACCACAAGATGGTACACCAAAACTTTTACTACCACTGCTGGAACAAACCAATTTAACCAACAATTCAGTAACACCTGAACGTGTTGAAATATCTATTTCACTAAACATGGAGTATGTAAATGCAGCAAAACCACGTTTAATCCCACAACCAAACCCAACCCAACCTATACCAAACGACTATGTAAACGGTCTATTCACACGTTACTTCTGCAAGAAAAACAACGAACTAAAATACATGGAAATCGACCAACCCACATTTACCAAACTTAAATCACAAGATGCATCTATGGCCTGGGATTTATATACACCAGTATCAATCCAGTGGTATATTGCTGGTGAAATTGAGAAAATATACAATGTAAACAAGTCAATTGTGAACTTAGTGGAAGTGGAGGAAAAGTGGTATGGTTTCTCGCAATACTTTAAACAAGACTACGCAAAATACTTTGCTGTTTAGCGTTTTCTTCGTATCTTTAATTCATGTTTTGGCTAATTGAGGATACAGATAAAATTGACATTTTATGTCGCATACGTCATAAAAACGTATACGTGGACATACTCCCTATATCCCACACTCACCACGCACAAGAAAACGAGATATGCGCAATATACCTCAAACCCACACAAAACGACAAAGGATATATACTCCCGGTAAACCACAACGACACAATCAATTTACCAATTGAATTGATTCAAGAAGTACTGGATAGTATCGAAACAATACACGTACATGACAAAAAGGAATTCCTCCACTACTTCACACACAAAAGTATTGCTTGCCCTGTACCTGGAATACACGTTAAACTACCCACACATACACCAACACACGAATATTTTTACCGTTTATATCCAGACCGAGCAGACGTTAACGCAATCATACCAATTGTAAAACATTACGAGTGGTTTGAGCAACGCTTTAGCGTGTTACCCGAAACCAACACTACGCATTTCTACAATAAAGCTTGTATTGCATACAACATGCTAGAACGCAGTGGAATATCAGTTAATACAGGCGAGTATAAGCGATGCTTCGGAAAAGACGATACACAACGCGTCTACACACACTACAATTTAAATACAACAACCACTAGACCGTCAAATACATTTGGTGGTCTTAACTTTAATACTTTAAGTAAAGACAATGGCGAACGAGAATGCTTTATACCGAACAACGATACTTTCATTGAGTTGGATGTTAGTGCTTACCATGTTATTTTGCTTGCTCATTTGGTGGGTCATGAGTTTGATATTCCGGATGTGCATTTATATTTTGCGGACCTATATAATGTGGATTACCACAAAGCAAAGGAAATTACCTTCCAGCAACTTTACGGAGGAATTTGGAAACAATACGAAAATTTAGTATATTTCAGCAAAGTAAAAAAATATACAGACACATTATGGCACCAATTCACCACTAACGGTTACATTGAATGTCCATTATCGCAGTATAAATTTGAGCGTGACAAGTTGAGCGACATGAATCCACAAAAGCTACTCAACTACGTGTTGCAAAATTACGAAACAGCAACTAACGTTAAATTAATGTGGAGAATATTTAAATTGTTGCGTGGTAAAAACACAAAACTTGTATTGTCCGTATACGACAGTTTCCTGTTCGACGTTGACGAATCCGAAACAGAAACCATGTCACAAATACTGGATGTATTTAAACAATGTAATTTAAATGTGAAAGCCAAAGCGGGTGACACGTATAATTTCAAATAAAATCAGTTATGTATCCAACCTTAGAAGAAACTCCGTATACGTATAATACGAGTCATGGCTATGACTATGACCTATTTATGAATACAGACTTAAACATGAACAATCGTTTACTATGTACTTTCACCACACTCGGTGACCTAGACAACCTAATTGGTGGTCTTTCAAGCAAGTACAGCATATTATACAACAAAATGTTCGTTTTGCACATTAAAAGCAACAACGAATACGTGGTAACATACAACATTGACCAAGGCAATGTAACAGATATACCAGAAAACACAATTTTAGTGCACCGCAAGAAAGAATTCAACGTCTTGTACACCATTAACTCATTAAACGAACTAATTAAACGTTTAAATGGTGGTGTAGTTGATCCAAAATTCCCAATTGACTGGCAACACTACAAAAACAGCATATTATTAACGCAAGAGGGGCAAATCAAAACACTCCAAACACGCATATACAAAATAATTGAAATATAAATCCAGCCACAAAAATGGCTGGTACTTTAGACAAATATTTGTCTATTAAATAAAGGTTCCGTATATTCAAGTTGTAAACAAATAAATAAGTTATATATGAACATTGACGCAATCAAACGCAAGTTAGAAGCAATGCAAAACCCACAATCATTTAAGAAAAGTGATGTGAAGTACCCGGACAAATTCAAACCAACAGTTGGTAAACAAACAGTTCGTGTAGTACCATTTAAATTTAACAAGGAAAATCCATTCACTGAGTTGAAATTTTACTACAATATCGGTAGTAAAAAAGTAATCGCATCACCATTAAACTGGGGTGAAAAAGATCCTATCGCTGAATTCGCAAGAGGACGGAATCAAAATGTGGGAATTTGGTAAGGAAATTTACGAAGCGTTCCTGCAATTAGCAGCTGACGAAGAAGTAGGTGACTTCACAGACATCATGGTGGGTAGAGACATTAAACTAACCACTGTAGGACCTGAATCCACTGGTACAGCCTACAACAAAACAACAATTTCAGTTGCAATTAAAACTTCACCGTTATACGATGACGATGCAGTAGTTGAGCGTTTACTAGAAGAACAAACAAACCCTTTAGACACATACAAAGCATTGCCATTTGACGACATCAAAGCAGCATTGCAAGAATGGTTAGCACCTGTAGGTGAAGAAGACGAGGACAGTTTAGTATTCCCGGACGAGCAAAAAGCCGCACCTAAATCTAACTACAGCGTATCTACTAAACCTGCAGCGAAAACAACCAAAGCCGACAAATTCGACGAGTTGTTTGAAGACGATGACGACGATATGCCGTTCTAATTCAAACACACATTATTTACTACTTAAAATAAAGTTATGGCTAAAGGAAGACAATCACTGTCAGCAGCAGCTGACCAAGCAATCAAAGCAAATTTCAGTCTAGACAAATTTAAGCAGAGTAAAGGATTGGCATCCAACGTAAAGTTCAAGGAACAACGTTGGATTCCTTTTTCTCCGGCCCTGCAAGAAGCATTGTCTGTTCCCGGATGTCCTATGGGACATATCACGATGGTTAGAGGTCGCTCTAACACTGGTAAAAGTACCACATCAATCGAATTGGCAGTAAGTGCACAAAAAATGGGTGTATTACCTGTGTTAATCATCACGGAAATGAAACACGACTTTCACCATTGGCGAACAATGGGCTTCGAAATGGAGGACGTTGTTGACGAATCTACTGGTGAAATCACTGACCACACTGGATTCTTCATTTACCGCGACCGTAGTACATTAAATTCAATTGAGGATATTGCTACATTCATGATCGACTTACTAAACGAGCAGAAAAAAGGCAACTTACCATACGACTTATTGTTCTTGTGGGATTCAGTTGGATCCATTGCTTGCGACATGAGCATCGAGAAAGGCACAAACAACCCAATGTGGAACAGTGGAGCTATCGCTACTCAATTTGGTAATTTCATTAACCAACAAATTGTATTGTCGCGTAAGGAATCATCCAAATACACCAATACATTCTTAATCATTAATAAAACAGGTGTGGCGCCAGCATTAACACCAATGTCTCAACCTCGTATGACCAATAAAGGAGGGGATACGTTTTACTACGATGCATCGTTATGTTTAACGTTTGGTAACATTACTAATGCCGGTACATCAAAAATCAACGCAACCAAAGACAAGAAAAAAGTAGAATTCGCGTTGCGTACCAAAATTGCATGTGATAAAAACCACATCAACGGTATTACCACAACTGGTACCATTATTTCAACCACACATGGTTTCATTAAGGACGATCCGAACGCAATCAAAAAATACAAAGAAGAACATTCGCACGAATGGGTGGACATTTTGGGTGCTGGAACATATGGTATCGACACAGACGATTCGGAATGGGGAGAAAAACAGGACAGTTACCCGACACCAGACGAAATTGACGCAATAATTTAATTAACCAACCGATGAAGAAAAATCTACTTAACCTACTTGACAATATCCAGGAAAACCAGGAAACACCAACTTACGAACGCTATATGCTAATCGACGGACTTAACCTATTCTTCCGCAACTTCAGCGCCATAAACGCAGTTAATTCAAACGGAGTCCATATCGGCGGGTTAGGTGGTTTTTTCCGCTCATTGGGCGCGTTAATACGCCAAATACAACCAACACAAATCATCATGGTATTTGATGGTATTGGTTCATCCACATCACGTAAAAACATTATCCCCGAATACAAATCGGGGAGAAATGTTACCCGTGTAACCAAACACGATTTATTTGACAACATCGACGAGGAAGACGAAGCAAAAATAGGCCAAATTGTTCGCATTATCCAATATTTAAAAACACTACCGGTTAAAACCATTACCCTGGGAAATGTTGAGGCGGATGATGTCATCGCGTACTTATCGAGTACATTGCCTAAACACGCGAACGATCGTGTATTCATAGTATCCAGTGACAAAGACTATTTACAGCTGATTACGCGCCAAGTAATCGTTTATCGTCCAATTGAACGTGAATTCTATACTGAGGAAACGGTACGCGAAAAATTCAACCTTGACCCACACAATTTCATACTATACAAAACACTACTAGGTGATGCTTCGGATGCATTGCCTGGCATCAAAGGACTTGGTGCTGGGAAACTATTCAAATTATTCCCCGAACTAAGCACACACCCACTCACATTTGAAGACATACTTGAAATAAGTGAGCGCAACATTAAGGAACACGTAATTTACGCAAGAGTGCTACACGATGTAGAACTACTTGAAAACAAATACAAAATCATGGATTTATCCAACCCCATGATGACCGACCAAGACAACCAATAAATCATTCGTACATTTAATACAAATAAAAGTTATATAATATGGCAGCACTCCAATCAATGGAAGAATATGGCGTTCCCTTTCAAATGAAAGTTATTTCGTCGTTACTCAACCACAAAGAATTCTTGCAAAACATCCACGATGTGCTCACCGAAGAACACTTTAGTAACCCCGCACACCGTTGGATCATTAATGAAATATTGAGTTACTACGGTAAATACCACACCACTATATCAATGGACATGTTGAAAGTGGAAATGAAGAAACTCGACAACGATGTACTTAAAGTATCCATCCGCGAACAACTTCGTGAAGCATACAAAACAGATGTATCTGATCTACCGTATGTGCAGGAAGAATTCAGCACATTCTGTAAAAACCAACAACTTAAAAAAGCATTACTATCCAGTGTCGATTTACTTAAAGCTGGTGACTACGAATCAATCAAGTACATGATTGAATCCGCCATGAAAGCCGGACAAGACAAGAACATCGGCCACGAATACAAACGCGACACTGAATCGAGATACCGTGAAGACCACAGAAAAACTGTACCTACACCATGGGAACAAATCAACGAATTAATCCAGGGTGGTATTGGTAATGGCGATTTAGGACTTATATTTGGTGGTCCTGGTGGAGGTAAATCGTGGACATTAGTAGCCATGGGTGGTTTAGCCGTTAAAATGGGATACAACGTTATCCACTACACACTTGAGTTAAGTGAAGCATATACCGGTAGACGTTACGATGCGTTCTTCACTGGCGTTGATGTTGACCAATTAGACAAACACAAGGAAAAAGTGGAGGAAATCACCTCACAATTACCGGGTGAATTAATCATTCGTGAATTTGCAATGGGTAAAACAACCATGTCCACTATTGAGTCACACATCAATAAAGTAAGGGAAATGGGCATTGAGCCAGACTTAATCATCATTGACTACTTAGATCTACTTGCAAGTAAAAAACGAAACACAGACACTAAAGGCGAAATAGACGATATTTATACTAGCGCAAAAGGCCTTGCTCGCCAAATGAACCTACCAATTTGGTCGGTGTCGCAGGTGAACAGAGCTGGTGCAAAAGATAGCGTTATTGAAGGCGACAAAGCCGCAGGTAGTTATGCAAAAATGGCCGTAGCCGACTTATGTATGTCGCTATCAAGAAAAAAAGAAGACAAAGTAAACGGTACTGGACGACTACACATCATGAAAAACAGATATGGTGGTGACGGTATGACTTACGAAGTTGACATTAACACTAAAACAGGACACATAGTAATTGGAGATGCATACGACGAGGAAGCAGATACGGTACCAGCTAGACAAAACCGTAAATTTGAGGACTTCGACAATTTGGACAAGCAATTACTTCGTGAGAAATTTTTTGAACTAAACACATAAACATGGAATCGCTATCCACATTAATAGCTAGAGTATACCAAACCCAGTGCAACCACTATTCAAGCATAAACGAACAAGTGGCTGCTACTGAACACTACATACTAAACGAAATCACACAATGGGGTGTACAAGTTAAATCAGCTCCGGGTATGGTAACTTTCATTCCTGTTGGAAATGACTTGGCTTCTCAATTTGAAGTTCGTTTATTGTACAAATCGAATTCGGATATGTGGGAGTTAAAATTTGGCAATTTATCTGCAAATAGTGAAGAAGCGATGTATACATGGGAATCGACGGACCGATTACAAAAAGCATTATTCGTGCGTGAAGTACTAGAGAAATACGTTGTACCCGCATTAGAAAACGATACCCTCAACGGTATTGAATTCAGACCATATGCTGGTGACGGGTTGGAAAGTGACCGGCTAAGTTACTTTAAAAACATGTACAACAAATTAGCAAAATCAAAATATGTTATGTCTCAAGAAGGCAGCACATACTACATAACTAAACATATATAAAAAAGGCTCATTGGCTAGCGACTTTAACACATATTGGTAATATTTATAATAAAATCATATTATGAAACCATGTATAAAATGTAAAAATGAATTTGAAGTTAATCCAATTAATTTCCCCAAAAATAAACACTCAAAAGATGGGTTTGAAAATGTGTGTAAAAAATGTAAAAGTGAATATGATAAACAATATAAAACCTTAAACAAAGAAAAGGCATATGCTAAATGTAGAGAATGGAATAATTCAAACAAATCTAAAATAGCAGAAACTACCCAAAACTGGATTGAAAACAATCCGGATAGACATAAAGAAATTAAAAAGAATGCTTTCAAAAAATATATGTCTAGTCCCGAAAATCAAGATAAACGAAGAGAATATGACCGGGAATATGTTAAGCAAAAAAGACAAAACGATGTAGAATACCAAATAAAAGATTCAGTAGGAAGTATGGTATATTACCATTTGAAAGAAAGAAAAAGCGAACACACTATTGAATATTTAGGTTGCCCTATCAAAGAATATATTGTATATTTAGAAAATATGTTTCTGCCAGAAATGAATTGGGATAATTACGGTATAGTTTGGGAAATAGATCACAAAATACCACTTTCATCGTTTGATTTAAAACAAGAAGAAGCTATATATGAATCATTTAACTACAAGAATACCCAACCACTATTTAAAACAACAGAAATAGCTGAATCGTTTGGGTATGTTGACCAAATAGGCAACAGAAATAAAAGTAATAAATTAATATAAAATTATGGCATTAACAGAACCACGTTTACACTACAAACCATTTGAATACCAAATAGCAGACGACTATTTCGAAAAACAACACTCCGCACACTGGTTAGCGAGCGAGGTACCATTAGCATCTGATTTAGCTGATTGGCACGGTAAACTAACTGAAAGTGAGAAAAATTTGCTGGGCAACATATTAAAATCGTTCGCACAAACTGAAACATGCGTAAATGATTACTGGTCAACCAAAGTATCGCTATGGTTCCCTGTATTTGAAATCCAGTCCATGGCTAGAGCATTCGCTGACTTCGAGTCGATTCACTCTAAGGCTTACGCACGCCTAAACGAGGAACTTGGTTTAGACGATTTCTCCGCGTTCTTGGAAGACGAAACAGCAAAAAACAAAATCGACCATTTAGTTGAAACTGTGGGTGAAACGTTACACGATAAAGCCGTGTCATTGGCTGTATTTTCGGCGTTTACTGAGGGAGTAAATTTATTCTCATCATTTGCCGTGCTCATGTCATTCCAATTGCGTAATTTAATGAAAGGAACTGGGCAAATAGTAGCATGGTCTGTGCGTGATGAATCATTACACTCACAAGCCGGATGTTGGTTATTCAGAACACTAATTGAGGAAAACGAACATTTGAACACACCAGAACTATCCCAAGCAATATATGATGCTTGTAGTGCATCTGTACAATTGGAATTCGATTTCATCGACAAAGCATTTGAAATGGGCGATATCGAAGGGCTATCGACTGCACAATTGAAAAATTTCATCAAGGAACGCGCCAACCAAAAACTAATTGAACTTGGATTTAAACCACTATACAACGACATCGATCCAAACCTGTTAAAACAAATGGAATGGTTCGGCCACTTAACCAGTGGTGTTGAGCAGCAAGATTTCTTTGCGCAAAGACCAACGGCATATGCCAAATCCACTGCGGACTGGAGCGACTTATAATTAAGCAAAAACAAAACAAACATATATGAGCAAAATAAACGTAGATACATCAAACTGGGTAAAACATAAAGACTACCCAGCATGGTTAGATCAAATTGGTATGGCCACTATCTCACAAGGTTACCTTTTACCACACGAAAACATGTTTAAAGCATTCACACGTGTATCTAAAGCAGCGTCCCGCCGCCTTAAACGTAAGGACTTACAGCAATACTTCTACGAAGCAATGGAGAAAAACTGGCTATGCTTAGCATCACCAGTATTGTCAAACATGGGAACTGAACGCGGAATGCCTATTTCATGTTTCGGCATCGATGTACATGATTCCATTGATGGCATAGCATTAGCTAACGCTGAATTAATGCGCTTGGGTGCATCTGGTGGTGGTGTTGGTATTGGGGTGTCCGGCATTAGAGGACGTGGTAAAGAAATCACTGGCAACGGTGTAAGCGAGGGTGTTGTTCCGTGGTGTAAAATATTTGATTCTACCATCCTAGCAACAAATCAGGGTTCCGTTAGACGTGGTGCTGCATCCGTTAACCTTTCAGTTAACCACCCAGACATTGAGGAATTCCTTGGTATTCGTCGACCAAAAGGAGACGTAAACAGACAATGTCTGAATTTACATCAATGTGTTGTAATTGACGATTCATTCATGAACCGAGTAGAGGACAAAGACCCGGCCGCAATTAAATTGTGGGGCGAGATCTTAAAAACACGCCTTGAGACAGGTGAACCATACATCATGTTCGAAGACAATGTGAACAATGCAAATCCAGAAGCGTATAAAAACCATGGATTTAAGGTCACAATGAGCAATATATGTTCAGAAATCGTGTTAAAAACAGATGAACTCCACTCATTCATTTGCTGTTTATCGTCACTTAACCTGACTCGTTGGGACGAGTGGAGCGACTACAAATTCGAAAACGGAATGGATTTACCTGAACTAGCATGTTGGTTCTTGGAA